AACTATCTTCGCAAAGTGACGCCTCATACGCAGCGTATATGAAGAGAGCCAGCTTTTACAACACTGTGAAGAGGACCATACACGGTTTGGCTGGGGCGGTGATGCGAATTGACCCGGTAGTAGAAGGTGCTCCAGACGAATGGATGGATGACGTCACAACCACCGGGATGAATCTCAACGAATTTATCTATTATATGCTGACAGAGCAATTGCTTTGCGGTAGGCAGGGGGTTCTGGTTGAGCACAACGGCTCTAGGCCCTACCTTGTCGGCTACCCAACAGAGCAAATCACCAACTGGATGGATGACACCATTGTGTTGATGGAACAGTATCGCAAAATGGATGTCAACGACAAATACAACTCAAGGTACGAAACCCAGTACAGGGAAATCCTCTTAGAGGAAGGTAGATATTTGGTTCGCATTTGGCGCAAAACCAAAGGCGAATGGAAAATATACGAAGAGGTTGCCCCAAGTAAAAGAGGTGCTGCTCTCGATTCCATACCCTTCGTTTCCCTAACGGTGGACGGTTTTAATCTGAACCCCAAGGCTCCACCTCTATTAAACCTAGCAGACGTGAACCTATCCCATTATCGCACATCGGCAGACCTAGAACATGGGCGACATTTCACTGCTCTACCAACCCCTTATGTTACCGGGGTAGACGTTGATTCTGAGTTATCTATTGGAGCAGAGTCAGCTTGGGTCCTCCCGGATTCGGCTTCAAGAGCAGGTTATCTAGAATTCAGTGGCAGTGGTTTAGCAGCTTTAGACACAGCAATGGAACAGAAACGGTCAATGATGGCCTCATTGGGCGCACAGCTCTTGGAAGGACAGAAAAATGGGGTTGAAGCCACCGAAACCGTTAAGCTTCGCCAAAACTCTGAAGCTTCAGTATTAATGCGAACCGTGAAATCCGTTGAAGAGGCTTTGAGCAAATCCTTAAACATGATGTCAGAGTGGGAAGGGGGACCCGAAATCACAGTTTCTCTCAATACTGATTTTGCGGATAGTGTGATAGGTTCCCAAGATATGGTCGCACTAATGGGCCTATGGCAGTCTGGGGCAATCAGCCATGAGTCTTTGTTGTGGAACATGAAACGGGGTGAAGTTATTCCTCCCGATGTTACTATTGAAGAAGAGCGTGACCGCATAGATGTCCAAATAGGCGCAATGGATGATTTGGAATCGGAAGCACCTACTGAGGTTTAGAAATGGCAACGGTCAACGATAAAGTATTGGACGCCATAACGGGCCATTCAGTTGATCTGGTTCGCTTAGAGGCGTCTTTAAAATCAGAGGTGATTAAACAACTGAAGATTCTAGAAAAAAGCCTTGTCAAGACTTTAGCAAATTCAAGTCTGGAGGTTAATTCAATCCCCCTTCAGCGAAAGCGCATGAAAGTTCTATTGGCCCAGACCAAAAAGACTATCTCTGAATCTTATGCTTTGATTGATGCCAAGGAAGCAACCAATTTGTCTAGCGTGGCTGGGGTTGCAGAGTCCCAAGCGGTGTCCGCTATAAATGGGTCTATTAAAGCAAAGGTTTTGAGCGTAGGTATGTCTGACCAGATGTTGGGGTCTATAGCTTCTAATACCCTCATTCAAGGGGCCCCCAGCCGAGAATGGTGGACGGGCCAAGCTGACTCTCTACAGAGCGGATTTAAAAATATCATACGGCAGTCCATGTTGTCAGGTGAAAGCACAAGCCAAATCATAACCAGAGTGAGGGGAACCAAGTCCCTCAGGTATAAAGACGGCTTAATGCAGACGGCCAGAAATAAAGCGGAGGCCCTTGTTAGGACTTCAGTTCAAGTGGTGGCCAACGAAGCTAGAATGGCAACATATGAAAGCAACCGGGACGTTGTGAAGTACATTGAGTGGGTGTCCACCCTAGACTCCCGGACCAGCTTGACTTGTCAATCACTAGACGGCAAAAAGTGGACCGTGGGAGCTTTTAAACCCGTACGCCCAAACACAAAGACATTCCCGGGGCCCACGGCCCATTGGAATTGCCGCTCTACTCAAGTCCCGGTCCTTAAATCTTGGGAAGAGCTGGGTTCTAAGCGGAAGTTTGATGAAATACCTGAGTCCACCCGGTCTAGTATGGACGGACAGGTTAGCTCCAAAATGGGCTATGAGGCTTGGCTCAACACCAAGGGCGTGGAATTTCAAAAAGAGGTACTTGGGGCAGGTAAGTTTGAGTTATGGAAAAAGGGAAAGATGGGATTCAAAGATTTAGTAGATCAGAATTCCAACCCCATTTCCCTATCTACTTTAAAATTGAAGTATGCGGACACCCCCAAGCCAGCCAAACCTGCCAAGGTCGAGATTTTGAATTTGGACGGAACAGAGGGAGTAGATGACCACTCTCGTTTAGTGCGAGAAGTCACGGGCCAAAAGCCGCTCAGAACCGATGAAGTCCCTGTAGATGTTTTTACTTCCGTCAATTCATATACGTCAATAGCATTCGAATCCATCAACAGACACTTAAGACGCAAAGCGAATGAAAATTCCCCACTTAGTGCCATTGGAATTAAAAATCTTGAACTTCATATTGGTAACATAGACGATTTCATAGATTCTGTGCCTTTAACCACAGTCCCCTTTAAAGCTTACAGAGCAAGAAACACAGACTTGAAACACAAAGTGGGCGATATTGTAACTGACGATGCTTACGGGTCTACAACTACTAGAAAAGCCAATATAGGATTTGGCAACGTCTCGTACAACATCACAATTCCCACCGGGTCCAAAGTGGGCCCCGTAGCTGGGATGTCTTCTTTTGCGAGTGAAGCGGAAATATTGCTCCCCCGTGGGTATAGGCTTATGATAACCAAAATAGACAAACAGGGCGGCGTGATCAAATATGACGCCACTCTCGTGTTAGACGATATTTAAAAGCCCCAGTGGGGCACAACTAAAGAACCGGAGGTTCAAAATGGCTTTACAAGCTACAGTGCAGGAACTAGATAACGTGCCTGAGGCACTAAGATCAGAGTATGTCGAGAAGGACGGGTCCTACCACTTAAATGTGGAAGGTATGGTAGATAAATCTAAGTTAGACGATTTTCGCACCAATAATGTCAAGTTGCTCAAAGACATAGAGACCCTTCAAGGCAAATTCAAAAATGTGGACTTGGACCAATATGAGGTTCTACTTAAAGCCCACAATGATAACGGCGACAAGAAGTTGATTGACGCAGGTAAAATAGACGAGTTGCTGGAAGAGCGCACCAAGAGAATGCGCGAAGTCCACAACGAAGAAATAGGCAAAGTTCAATCTGAAAATGACATTCATAAAAGGCAGCTTGAGGGCCTCATGATTGACGCATCGGTTCGTGATAGCGCAACCCAACAGGGTGTAGCGGCCACTGCAATGGATGACGTTATCTTAAGGGCCAAGTCTGTGTTCCAATTGAAGGACGGTAAAGCTACCCCCTTTGATACAGAAGGTGGCGTGATTTACGGCTCCGGTTCCTCGGAACCCATGACTGTGAGTCAATGGGTCAAAGGTCTTACTGGCTCAGCCCCCCATTTATTTACTCCTTCTAGCGGCGCGGGAGGCAACCACGACAACCGTGGTGGCAAAGACGGCTCCACTGTTACTAGGACTGATTTTGATCAAATGGATCAGTATTCCCGGTCACAATTCGCTAAAAAAGGAGGAAAAGTAGTTGACTAACCATACTTTTTTATGGTATAATGTTTTTAACAGTAGCGGAGTTACTGACCCTTTATGGATTCCGGCGGAATCTAGATATTATAATTTGAGGGCGCTACTGTCCTCGAAACTTAACTTTTGAGGAATTACCAATGGCTAACGTCTTAACAGATCTAGCAGCCGACATCTACAAAGCAGCCGACACAGTTGGCCGTGAGTTAGTTGGCTTTATCCCAGCTTCAACCATTAACGCAGACAGTTCAGAGCGAGTCGCCAAAAATGGTGTTATTCGTGCTGCTTACACTCGTTCAGCTACAGCTGCTGACATTTCAGAGTCGATGACTATTCCGGAAGGAACTGACCAGACTATCGACAACAAAACCATGACAATTAGCAAAGCTCGTTCTGTCCAAATCCCATGGA